ACCGTTATCAAATCGCATCTCTACGACTTTTTGATCTATTGTGTTGCTCATGCTTGTGTTACCTCCTTCCATACCGCATCTGCGATGTTGTCAAACACTGGACGCATTGCTGGATTTATGTAATCTCTACCTTCGACCCAACCACCAGTCCCTGTTCCATGTCCATATTGTAAAATTATTGCTATGTTAACACCTTTGTTGATGTTAGTATTCGAGAAGGTTATCCTTGAATTTCCTGATCCGTTCTGTATTTCATAAGTCCACGAACTAGCTGTTTTACCACTCTCAGATGGTGTAGCACTAGATAATGCGGATACACCATCTTTTCCATATTTATCGAGGATTCCACGCTTTGTCGCTTCGCTCATTTTATTCAAAGTTTTTTTAGTTTTGGAAAAATCTCCAGAGTGTTTAAAAGTAATCATTTATTCATCAACCCTTCGTATTTAATTGTTGTTTTCGAAGTTCATTTAAAGCCGCGTTTTGACTCATGATGTCTCTCTTACTTCTTTTTGCTGGAGGAGTATTTTTAATGTTACACACTCTAATCAAAGTTATCAATCTGTTTAGATGCCACTTTTGACATTCGAAAGGAATGTTTAAAGCGACCATTGAATAGTATATTAACTCGGAAGTTAACTGTTCATCTACCCCTGATTTTTGTTTTTGTTCTCTGATAGTCGTGGCTGTCATTGGTGATTCTATGTAGTTGTTGATATCGACTATATTGTTGTATGATAGATGATTATATGCTTCCGATGGGACGTTCTGAGTTAGTGTCATACATTTTATATAATCCAGAGTTTCCTCTGATGTTTTTTTCTCTTTTGTTAGGAATGGTTTTTGCCACTTTGACTCCCATTTTGAAATAGATACTAAAGAATGCTCCAGTTGGAGCGATTGTGCTTTTGTGTTTATAAACTCTTGTCTGAATTCGTTCCATAATTCTGTAGCTGGTATTGTTATGTGAAGCATTCTTGTTCTCCTTTCAAGTGTTATTTTGTTGCTGCGGCTTCAACCTGTTCTTTTACATCAACGGGGATAATGCCGTTAACAAATGCGGCTGATAATTCTGCATCTGTTGCGATTTCCATGAATAATTCCGAATAAGCTTCTGTCTGTGAGAAAGCAGTAGAAAGTTCTGGCGATTTGATAAATCGTTTTCCATCTTCGCTCTTTTCACCATAGGCTTTAAAAATAATGTCTTTAATTATCGGAACAAGTTTTGTATGTTCGTCTGCCGCCACAATCCCTTGAAGCATTTCACCAAAACCGCCTTTTTCTGATAGTTCCATTTCGGTTAATTCAGCTTTTGATAAATTGAAATAGAAAGCCTCGGTGTGTTCTACACCATTATAATCTGTATATTTTATTGTCTTCTTTAACATTACGTATCTCCTTTTATTTTGTATGTTTTAAAAAATAGAGGAGGTTTAACCTCCTCTGAAACACTACTAGACCGTCATTAAAGTTTTGACTTCGTCTGGTAGTGGTAATCGAGCAGCAACGGCATCTGCGCCATATAGAATTACTTCTAATGCGGTCAGTTTTGCAGCGTCTACTTTTGTAGAATCGATTGTGATGGATGCGGTTGGTTTGAACCCGGTTACCGCCACAGGAGTTGTTGTAACTTCCCATGAGAAAGTGATTGCTTCCGGAGAGTCGTTAATTGTTGAGTATGCTTTCTCCGATGGAGCAGCCATTGCACCATAGATAAGATGTAGTTTGTATCCGTAAGCATCTCCAACGATATCATTACCCAACGCGGTTCGGTAGCACATACCAAATGTTTGTCTTGTCTGTTGACCAATAACAACACCGGTTGTAAGCGATGCAGAACCATCACAGGCTTCAAATTCTTTCGGGTAGGTGTACGCTTCGATGGTAGCGCCAAACTCTTCGGCGGACATCAAAGATAAGTATTTAATATCATCGGCATAGATAGGGGTTGGTTCAGCACCAGAAGGACTTTCTGACACAGAAACTAGACCATTCCAAGCAACCCCAGCAGGATATGTTCCTAGTGCGGCTTGTGGATATAAGACCCCTTTTCTAATACCGGTTTCGTAAGTTCGTTCTCCGGTTTCATCCCATACTAATGTTGGCATATTTTGTTCTCCTTTATTTGGGCTAATTTATTTTGCTAGAAGCAGCGCTAATGTTTTGTCTCCAGCAACACCATCGACTTTAAGTCGACTTCTCTGGGTTGATTGATATCTTTTGATAGCGGTAGTTGTTACCGGTCCAATTTGACCATCAACTTTACACTCAAAACCTTTTTCATTAAGTGCGGCCTGGATTTCTTTTACTTGTTTTGCAGGTGTTTCTTTTGGTTCGATTTTAATTTCTTCAGACATGGTATAACTCCTTTCAGAAGTATATTATAAATACATCGTGGTTAAGATTATCACTTTTAAAGGATCTATCCGGTCTACACATTGGTAATTGCGAAACCTTTATGGGTAACACACTGTCCGGATTAGCATCTATAACTGTGATATTATAACTTTGCTTTTGATTGTAGACAATATTGTTTGCAAACCGATTGGTTAATTTTGCTCGCTCATAAACGATTGCTGGATATTTCATGGTTAATGTAGGAGGAGGCTGGAAATACACATTACGTGTTCCAGCCAAACCCTCCAATAAAGTTTGAAGTTCAAGTCGACTACCCATTATACACCTCACCCAATGTTAAAATTAATCGAGGTGATTGGACGTCGACATTTGACACTTTCCATTTTATACCCATGAAAGTCACGTATCGCATACAATGAAAATTCTCATTGGCAAAAGGATCAGATACAATACTAATCTCATTAGACGTCGTGACGTTATCGTTCAGTTGGGACGAAGTTTGTAGCTTTCTGTTATTGCGTATTACATCACCATAGTAAGAATGTTCTACTATTCGTTCCTCCCAAACTCCAAGCACTATTTCTTCTAATATTGCGTATCCTATCGATCCATAAAATTTTGCCATTTTGAATTCCTTTCTACGTTAGTATTAAGCAGATACCAATTTCTCTAAAGCAATAGCGCTGTAAGGTTTAACTAGCGCCCCAGAGCATCGAGTTTCAATCAGGTATTTCTGCTGGTTGTAATCAATGTCGAAATCATCAAAGAGATTGACCGCGCCGCCTTTATCTGCTCCGATGTTGTAGTCGGTAAGGTTTACGACGATGCCCATAAGTGTTCTTGTTTTGGTGTCGGAATCAACTCTGGTTAAGTTTTCCATCACTGGAACTGTAATGATGGCTGATACTCGAAGTGCAGTTTTTAATTTTTCAACGGTTTCATAAATCACTCGACCTGTTGTGTCTTCCATTAATAGGCAGTCGGTAAGTACATCTTCGGTGGTATAAAGTACAGGATTACCAGAACCCTTGTAAAGTTTACGAGATTTGATAACGTTTCTGATGAAAGCTTTTGCTACTTGATCTTCGGTCGCGTTAGCAGCCACTGTAACTGGTTGTTTAATTGTATAGAGATCGGAATCGGTCCAGATAGGTCTGATACAATCGGAAGAAATCTTATCTTCTGAAGAACCAAGACGACCATCCCCAACAAGAACAGCTCTCGCGATTTCCTCGTCAAGCATAATTCGCATTTCGCCTTTCAACCAAGCAATGACATCGAAATCAGTAATGTCGACAACATCATCCCGGTCAAGTTTTTGTTTCTTGTAGATAGTAGTTGGAATTGTTTGTCGTTTTAGTAATGTGAATACTTCTTCTTTCTTCAAAGCTCCAGTGATATAACCTTTAGCTCGAGCGTCGTCCTCGGTGATATTGGCAAAGATTGATTTCAATCGAGAGAATGGAGTGTGATGTGTTTTGCTCATTACATCGGTAACCCAACCCATGTCTCTCGAGATGAAGCTTGGTGTTCCGTCCATGGTTTTTGCATCTGGGAATAAGAAATCGATGTCGGTGATACCGTGGGCAAGTGCCGATTCTTTCACACTTCCGTATTTCTTAGCGTCATTAATAACGGCGGTCATTTCAGCATGAGTAATAACATTACCACGGACTGCGGTTTCGTCATTGTCAAATAAGTTATGCTTCATAAATTCAAGTTCTCCTTTGATTTCGTCAATGTCTGACTGTTTCATATCGCTTCCTTCTGCTTCTTCCAAAGCCTGACCGATTAGCGCATACACTACCGTCTTCTGTTTCTCGTTAAGAGTTTCGAATACGTCAGCTACCGTTTCTTCTGATCCTGGTTGTTTTTCGTTTTCCATTTTGATTTTTTCCTCCTCGTGATTTAACTCTTCTTCGGCGTGATACATATCCAAACTTTCACCAGTAAAGATGATAGCTTCTTCTTCGACTTCTTCGCCATGTTTGATGATTGAGTCGATAAATGCGCCTGGATTAGCGCCAGCCAATACCAAACTAACTTCCTTGATGGCCCCGTGTATGACGTTGCCGCCCTGTTGTTTAAGTTGGTTGGCCCATATTGACATTGCGTCAATATCCCCATGTTGTACCATTTCTTTAGCGCTTTTACCCGCATCGGTATTGTTGAAAAAACCATATGCATACACACCCTCTGGACGATTCTCTAACAATGCGTGTCCTAAAACACTAGACGGATCATTATGTTGATGCATCCATATTAAAGGCACCGTTTGTCCATCATTATGTATAAAAGCGTCTGGCATTATGGTTCGACCGTCAGAACATTTAAGTCCATGTTTAGTGGCCCATCCACTGAAGTCGTGTTTCAAATTCATGTTTTATAGTCCTTCCTGTTCAGGATTAACGCCAGGATCTACAGGAGTAGATTCAGTTGGTGGCGCTATGTTTTTATTCTTTAATTCATCTGCCTTTGGATCGGTAGACGGTTTCATTCCAATTATCTGACGGACTTCGTTAGACGTTAGGATTTCGTTACGTGTAAACTTATCTGCGATCTCAGCAAGATCATTAACCGGTACAAGTTTGAATGGATCTCTAAAGAACGTGATCGACTGCATTTGAGATCTGGCCGTTTTTGTTAAGAACTTCCGTTTCATCTCGTCCGTTATGGATGAGGTTATCGGTTCAATAGATCGGTTATGGTAGTTTAACATTGTTGCAGCATCTGCGGTTCCATCTAATATACTCTGAGTGATTCCTAACTGGCTATATAGCATACTCGTTAAATATTCAATCTGACCCATTAGATTATTACCGATTGGACGGTTCAACTGTGTAATTTTCTCAGTACCATCAGTATAGGCAATCCCATACTTTGAT